GGAGGACAGCGGTTAATGCCTTCCTGATGGACTTCGCTATTTATCCCTATGCGGTTATGCATGGTCCAGTCCCGACTAAGAAGTCAAGGATGGTTTGGGAGAATAATAATCTTAAGGTTAAGAAACAATCTTATTATGAGTTCCGCAATATTTCTCCGTTTGACTTCTGGTATAGTCCAGATAGTCGGGATGCTCAGTCCGGTACCAGCATTTTTATTCGACAGCGGTTTACTAAACGGCAGTTATTGGACATGGTCGGGATGAAAAGTTACTTCGCTGACGCGGTGACGGAGATATTGTTTGAGACTGAGTCTGAGGAGAATTATAATTTTAAGTGGATGTCTGAGAATCCTGATCAGCGGGATGACAGTATGGTCATGTGGCAGAACAGTTCTGGGACTATAGATTCCATGTTGGCTATTGGGATATACAGCGGAAAAGAGTTGGTAGAGTATGGTATAAGTGGGTTGGAGGATAGGAATTATTATGACGCGACAGTAACCGTAATTGGTGGGCGAACAGTTCAGGTTTATATTCAGCCGGACCCGTCAGTTGATATTCGTCCGATTCATACCGCCAGTTTTTATAAAACTCGGGACCGGATAGCTGGGAGTGGTATTGCTCAGAGGATGAGGGATGTGGATCGGGCTTATCAGACTGTCTTCAGGTATATGCTTAGGAACGTAGCCAATGCTTCCGAGCCGATAGTTGAAGCGGATTATACCCGTCTCAGTCCTTTTATGTCGGATGAAGATTTGACTTCCCTTATTCCTGGCAGTTTTTATCTGGCTAAGAATGATGGTATGGCTAATACTCCTGCGTTGCGGGTGACGTCCATACCTAGTGTTATTGGGGAGTATGCCAATATTCTTCAATACTTGATGGAGCTAGGGCATTTGGTAACTAACATCCCGGCGGCTTTGCATGGGATGCCGGTAGGTACCGGGATGAACCGGACCTTTCGGGGGGCGGCTTTGTTGCAGGGGAATGCGGTCAAGTCCATTACAGCGGCGGTTAATAATATAGATGAAACTGTTTTGGGGCCGTTGGGGACGCTATTGTTTAATTGGAATATGCTATATGAGAAGGATATGGACATCCGGGGCGACAGTAATATTGTGGCTCAGGGAGTTCAGGGTCTTCTTAGTAGGGAGTTAGACAAGACCAAGGCTGAGGATGTTCTTCAGTTTGTGGCTACGGCTGGACCTAATATCGGGAGCATGGCTGCGCCTCTGTATGCTTGGTCAGTGGCTAAAATTTTGCGGACTATGGGTGTGCCTGAGTATTTATTGGAGGGTAATGTTGTCGGAGGACAGCAGGGAGCGGAGGCTGGGCAGCCTGTGCAGCCAGGTATGGAGCCGGGCATAACACCGGAAGGGATGGAAGAATAAAAAAATCCTGAAAATTATATTAGGTTATGTTATTATGTTGGGTAGTATGTGAAAGAAAGACATAGGAAGCTGAACGATGCAGGTAAAAATAAAACAGGTTGTACATGTGTTAGCTTTGGGGGCGGGGCAGGTTACCCGTATTTTCCCTGACGGTAGCTTTGATGTCAAAGTTGGTGGATACGGGGAGATGCATTTTTCTTCCGAAGGGCAGATTGGGCAGTCGGGAGTTCAGCGGGTTTTTTATCAGGACCCCATGCTTATTGTTCCGCCGGATAACCCTAAACTCTGGGCTGCTTTTAAACAGATAGCTTCGGCTATGTATGCCGAGTTGATTAAATTACAGGCGGCGGGAGAGATTGCTAAGGAGGAAGGAGAAATTGATGCGTGATCCTATGGAGAGTTTTGAGGATGTATTGAGTAAGCATTTTCCCAAGTTGTATAAAGTGTATATGAAATACAACTTTTGTAAAGGGGAGTATGCGGACGGTACAGCCAAACCTGAGTCTAAAGCTTTTAACATATTCAGTCGGGTTTTTTATCTGGAGTGCAGTTGTTGTGCTGTGTTCCGGGGGATGCTTGCAGGTGCGGTTCTGGGTTTTATAGTCGGGACTTTTTTCTAAGGAGTAAAGATGGGTATTAGTACTGGAGGATATATAGTGGACTCCACTGATATTACGCGGAGATGCGTGGATGACCCCTGCACTCAGACTCGGGCTAGAGGAGTAAACATCCCCATCTTTACGCCGGAAACGCCACTTGATTGTGATCTATCTTATGTGATTGAGGTTCAGCCCGGACGGACTATCTCAATAGACGCGTGGAATATTCCTGAGAATCGGGCTATTTATATTAATAGGGTAGTAGTGGGGAGTTTCCAGCCGCTTACCTGTAGTAATACTAACCGATACGCTATGATGTTTTTCCGAGGTAAATCAGGCCAGGTTATTTTTACTAAGAGGATGGATCTCGGAAGCCAGGATTATTGGAAGATAACCTCGGAAAGGTCGCAGATTATCTGGGCAGTACCGGGTATGTATCAGCTTGAATTGGAGAGCACCGATATGTTAGGGCAGGTGATGCAGGTTGAATATTCTATGTGGGAAACCATGCTGAGTATGCCCAGTCAGTATTGGGGAGGTATCTTATGAGAGGGTTGGTTGAGCCTGTCCCCATTTTTAACTCTAAGTCAGTTACCCCGGAGAGTACTCCGTTTTATCTTTATCCCAATTATGTGATGGCTTTTTATGCCTATGGTTTTGCTTCTGAGAGTATTCAGCTTTCAGAGTCCGGGATTTTTGGGACTCAGGCGGCTTGCCTTCACTCCATTCTTTGGAAAGATAATCCTCTGCCTATCCCTAATCCCAACGCTCCACCTACCCCTGTTTTGGATTTACAGAAATATATCGGGCTGATATTGGCGGAGCAGGAGATTATAACTAACGGCTGTCCTTGGCAGTTGAGTGCTTGCAATAATATTGCCTTGTTGGACTTGTCCGGTTCTTACCGGCTGGTGTTGAATGACCCGGCGGCGGTAACTATAGCTCACGTTTATTATCGGGTGTTTCCCAAAGAAGAGATGTTGCCTCGCAACTCCCGTTTATATTTAGGAGAATAATATGGCTAACTGCGGTGTGCTTGATTTTGCAAAAGGAGCTACGATAGACGAGGGCAAGGTCGTAAACTCTAAGTTTATTGATGGGGAGATTGTAAGCTCTACTCTGAAAGATTCTCATTTTACCGGTAATATCAGTTTTGATGAAGATACTGCTAACCAGTTACCGGTTAATAAAGAGGCGGTGGCGGCGGTTTTCAATTCCTGCGGGGGTTTGCCTCTGATCCCGGGAACGCAGGTACCTACTTGTGATGAGATGAATCTGGCTATCAGGCTGGCTGTGTGTGAGGGCTGTGATGGCGGGGGTGGCACAGGCGGGAGTGGAGATACCATTACCGCCGTCACTTGGAACAGCAGTTATACTCAACTGACTATTGATACCATTTATCCCGATACCAGTACTAAGGCTTGGGTTGTTGACTTCAATACCTTCATCTCTAAGATAGAGGCCGGTGGGGATACCATTACCAGCATCAACTGGGATGCTTCTAAAACTGGGCTGACTATCCATACTTCATTGCCTGATGGAAGTACTAAGGATTGGCCCGTTGACTTCTCTCAGTTTGTAAGTGCTGGAGGTGGTGACACCATTACAGGGACGACTTGGAACGCTAATAATTCTATCCTTACTATCCACACGCTACTCCCGGATGGTACCACTACCAAAGATTGGCCTATTGACTTTACTCAGATTATTAGTGGGGGCGGTGGTGATACTATTACTGGAACTTCTTGGAGTTCTGACCAGACTACTTTGACTATCCATACCTTACTCCCTGATGGGACTACGGTTAAAGATTGGGACATAGACTTCTCTGGTATGGGGATTAGTTTTGGTATCAGTCCTAATGACCCTGATTTTACTGAAGATACAAGTTTGCCTACCAAGATGTATGGGGTGGATAGGACAGCTCTTCTTGGGCAGCCTGATGTTTGGATCAGGATTTTGGTTGGGGGCGCTGCTTATGTCGTTCCGGCCTATCCTGAGAAGATTAATGCGTGAGGTGATTCATGAAAGTTAAAGGGCCTTATTTTTCTACAGAACACCCTTTGATTATAACAGAAGAAATGAATTGCAGCAGAGAGTCATATTTGGATTTGGAGTCTTCCATAAAGGTATTTGACAAGGAGCGGCAATTATGCCAAAGACGGCGAACCGAGTCGGGCTTTGCTACTATTATGGATATGCAATTTGAGAAGAAAGGCGAGGTGTGACATGGCTTGCAATGGGTGCCGTCAAGTGCAACAGTCTCCCTATGCTTCGAGTACAGGAAGGCAAAGTAGTGTTTCCAGTTCGACTATGGCTCATACTATAACTCCTCCGCCGCAGACTATGTCTAAGCGAGAAAAGATAACGGGACTAAGTTATGTCATCCCAAAAAAATGATGAGGTAGTTGAGACAGAGAAAAGTTTGAAGGCTATCTTAATGAATGAGACTGTCTATGATCATTTGATAACTTGGTTTGTTTACCAGAAGATAGAATATAGCCAGGCTTTCATTACTTTGTCTGGTAGTGCAGTTTTTAATGACGAGCATCGACTCCCTGCGGCTAGAGTTAAAGGACAATTGGATGCTATCTCTGATGTCATATCCAGTTTGGAAAAATTGAGAAGGAAGTAAAAAATGGCAGAAAGATCAATGAGAGTTAACTGGGCTAAGGAAGCTCTGATGAAGGAAGCGGCGGAGAATACTACTCAGACTACCCCCGAGTCCCAAGTGCCTCCTGTAGAAGTTAAATCTGAAGCTCCGCCTTCGGCTGTACAGTCTGTAGCGGCTCCTGTTCAAACTGTGACAGCTCCCGTCCAACCGGCTCAATCTGTGTCTAATGTAGACATTAAGGAATCTTTTTTTAGTATTCCTGGTGAGGAAGCAGTAAAAGCGGTCCCGGATGACAAGGTTCGCCTAGAAAAAGAATTGATGGTGGCTCAGTCTGAGCGAATGAGGCTGGAAGAAAAGTTAAGGGTTGAGCGGGAGATACGGGACAAAGCGGCTCAGGAGCGGGATGAGCTTAAAGCTTGGCGTCGGGAGCAAGAGCTTAATAGAGAGTTTTCTTTGGCGGGGACGGAGTTTAGCAGTATTGACCCGGATGATGCTGAGAAGATGGCTAGTATAACTCGCAAGTCTCACGCGACTTTGAGTGAAGAGCTTAAATTGTTGCGGGAGCAAATTGAGCAGAGTCAGGCTGAGCAACAGCGGGTTTTGAAGGAACAGGCTATGTATGCTAAGGAGGCTGTGTCTTCAGAGTTAAGGGCTAATACCAATAAAAAAATATTGCAAGCTTATCCCGATTTCGATTCTCTGAGTAAGACTTCTCAGTTTCAGTCAATGCTGAGTCAGGCTACCCGGCCTGGTTCTCACATTACCAATAAGGATGAATTAGGGATGGCATATGCGGCAGGTGATGCTGATTATATTGTTTCTTTTTTGAAAGAGCGTTTGGGCAATCAGCCTCAGTTTGATAAGATTGCCCAAGTGGGATCGGCCCCGGTTGATTCTTCGGTGAAAGAACATGGGGTTAAGATGTCGGAAGATGAACAGCTTGATTTATTGACTGCGGTTAAGACGGGGGTCATTTCAAGAGAAGAGTTTCGAAAACAACGCCAAGCCCTGACTAGTGCGGGGAAAAGTTAACTTAGATAAGGAGCGTGAACTGTATGGGAGTTCTTTTGCAACATTCCAGTGGGTATGGCGGGCTGGATAACACCCCGCTTGCCCGGCCTGGCTATTACAATGAGATCATGAATGTGGTGTATGAACGGGATTTCCTCCCTGAAATTACCAACAATCAGATCAACGAACGAATCACGGCTTGTACTCAGATGGTGCAGATTTTGAAAGCACCTGAGGTCCCTGACTGGCGGTCTTATCAGATCAATCAGGAGATGGTGCCCGCCCAGATTACGGCTAATTCTATCTGCCTGTATATTGATCAGGCAGCCTATCAGAGTATCAAGATTGATAAGCTGACTATCCGCTGGGCCTGTGAGCGGTGGGCACAGTGGGAAGCCAAGTTCCTTGAAGCTACTTACGAGAAATACGTTAAGGCGCAGCGGGAGTGGGTGCTCACGGCAATGATGCTTGAGGCTGACCCCCGGAATAAAGGAAACAGGTCTGGCCAGTATGCCAACATCAATCTTGGGGCCAGAGGCAATCCGGTTGTGGTCAATAAGGATAACCTGTTGGTTCAGTTTGCTTTGATGCAGCAGGTCCTCATGGAGCACTTGGCTTGGAAGCAGGGCGAGATGTTTATGGTTGTCCCGGTTCATCTGCGTCCGGTTCTGATTCAATCACGTTTGGCTGACGCTTCTTTTACTGGTTCTTGTGCGCCTTGTTCGGTGGCTATTGATGGTATGTGGTCTCATCCTATTTCCGGCTTCAATTTGATTGAAACTATCCATCTTCCGGGCATTATTGAAAGTGACGGGCGGCTGTGTTTCTATATCATTGCCGGGAACAAAGAAGCTTTCGCTTACGCGGCTGATGTTATTGAGGGTCGGATTATGGAGAACCCTAAAACTTTTGGTCTTGAGTATCAGATGTTGTCTGTTTGGGGAGGCAAGATGCTTTATCCTGAACGGGTGGCCGTTGCTTATTGGACTTTTGAAATCTGAAAGGCGGTTGAAATAGAAATATGGCTGATATTCGCTTGTATAAGGGGGGTACCCCTGATATCTCTTTCATGAATTGTGCTGGGCATGAGGTTACTTCGCGCCCGCCTTTTGGTCATCTTAACAAAAAGAAGACTCCGCCGTTTGATGCTCATTATGATGGGGCTTATAGTGTGGCTAATTTCGCGGCGGGCTTCCCCTTCGTCCCCAGTGAGATTCCTTATCAGCGGGATAACATCACTAAGGCCCAGCCTGAGGGTTTGGCTGTTGGTGATATTCTCCAGATGATTGTAGTCCCGTGTAACCATTATGTTCGGTCAGTTCGGTTTGATATTGGTCAACCCGATGCTTTGTTGGCTGGCTGTACTGTTGAGTTGGTGGCCCAAAGTGTGGAGTGGGATCCTACGGCTAATAGTAATCGTGGGGGTTTTGTGTTGACCGAGTTGTCTGACATCAGTGACGCGGCCACCGCTCAGGGTGTGAGTGCTCCGATTGATGTTTCAGAGCCGTTCTCAGTTGTTGTCTGGCTGGATAAAGTGGTTAATGGTTATGCCCAGCCGCTGTATGCCGCGCCTATTTTTACTACTACCGGATCTGGGGTTGATGCAGTTACTATCCGGCACCAAAGCGGCGGGATTATTCTGGGGGTTAAGATCGTTTCTTTACCCACTGACGCTGACTACGGGGTTCATATGGCTCGGAATGACTGGTGGCTGACTTCCCGTATTGAGGGGTTTGAGTCGCCCGGAGGACTGTGATTATGGCCAATATTCAAAATGGTAAGATTACTACTGAGGAGATCAGCGGTTCTTACGGGAACCGGACGCCAGGCTATTTAGGAGTACTCAGCAATGTCAACTCTCCCAAGGCCGGTGGCCCCAGTAGTGAGTCTGAGACTAATTTGCCTCGGCCCCGGACTCCGGGATATTTAGGCCGGGAAGCAGATGCTGGGGTTATTGGGAGGCTTAAAGCTGTGGCTGGTCCGACTGGTTCCGGACCGCAGTTGATTACCTCTCTCAAGGGTCAAAGTCTTCTATCCTCGACTATGGGACCGGGGAGTAATGCTTTGCCTGAGTCAGGTAAGCCCATTCAACAGCAGAAAGCTCAGCCTAAATCAGGCTCAAGCATGAAGAAATAAAGGGAGAACAGTATGACTATAGGCAGTGAAAAAATACTTTCTTCTGAAGCTATGGAGAAAATAGTCCAGAGCGAAGAGTCTTTGACTAATACCTTAAGGGCGATGGGGGCTAAGAATACTGATCCCCCACGCCCTCCGGCTCCCTATTTGAAAGAGATTAAATCAGGGATTATCCATGTATGGAACGTAGGCATGGCTAACCGTCCTGATCTTGTGGTTTGTTGTGATGAGAATGGTAATGAGGACCCGGCTAGTTGGATGGGGCAGCGTCCGGTAGGAATGAGGGCTGACGGTACTATGCCGACTCTGGCTGAAATTCCAGCGGAGATATTGCAGATGAAGAAAAAGAGGGCCGAGATGTCTCTATCTCAACAGCCCCCGTCCCAAATTGATTTTGACCGGGCGGTGACTGAATTTGGTTTACCTGAGGTAAAGACCTATACTAGTGACACTGCAAGTCAGCCGGAGATTGTGTTGGATAAGAAAGAGGCTCCCTTGTCTCCGGCTCAACCTCATATTGATTTTAACCGGGCGGTTATTGAGTTTGGATTTTCTGAAGTAAAAACTTATTCAGAGCCGACCGAAATTAATTCTGCGATGCCTTTCTCTGGTATGAATAATTTTACTATGGAAGAAAAGATAAAAGAAATCCAGAGGATAACAGGTTTGATTGGGGACGAATAATTATGGCTAATGTCAGTTCTCTCCTGTCTCAGTTGTCCATGGACTTGTCGGATCCTGGATTTGTCAGATGGACGAGGGACCAATTAAGGGCGTATTTACTGGAGGGGCTGATAGTTGCTTTTGGTAAGCGTCCTGATTTGTTTATGAGGCGGATGATTATCAAACTGGATAGTTGTTCTACTTTGCAGGATACCTGCGAGTGTGATCGGGTTTTCAGAGTTCTGGGGCAGTCAACTGAGGATGGGAGAATTATCAGGACCCTACGTCGTAAGTCTTCCAGTTCTAAAATAGTTTGGAATGGCAAACCCTGTCGTACTGAGCCGGGAGATTTTAAGTTGAATTCTTATTCCCTTACTCCGATCACTAATGTTCTGGAAGTATACCCTGAGGTCCCTCCGGGTGTTGACGCTTGGGTAGTGGTTGAATGCGCCAAGTCGCCGGAAGAATTATCTGACGATGATGATTTCTCTAATACTCTGTCGGTGGCGGCGAAACAATGGGCTTTATCTCGGGCACATCGGATCGACGGCGAGGTTAACCAATTAGCCTTTACTTTGGGACGGGACCATGAAGCGGCGTTCTGGCGGCTCTTGGCTTATAATATGAGGGCTGTGGATGCTTCTTCGGAGGATCTGACTACTACTGCGACTACTGCCGCGACTGCTACGGGGAGATAAATTTGTCTGTTACTTATGAACTCTACCCCAAGATAGCTTTAAATGAATTGCTGGACGACTTGATGTTCGACCTGCCTGATTTGCCGGATGCAGCGGCTGTCCAGTTTTTAAGACGGGCATCTATTAAGATGTGTCGGGAGGGGAATCTTCTCCGACGTAGAGCATTTATTTGTACTCAGCCTTGTGTCAATAATTATATTCTTGAACCGGTGGACTGTGTAGAGGTTGTGGCGGTAATGAGTACTCGGAATGTGACTGGGTCTTTGCGGGGGAGAGTCGTCCGGTTGACTCAAGAACCAGCGGAAATACCATGTGGGATGTATTCTTGGTGGACGCCCCCTAATGAAGTTCACTTTACTCAGGTGGGGGAAAATTATAGTTATGAGGTTACGTTCTCTGTAGCCCCTAAGTTTGATGCCTGTGAAATAGATGCGGAGTTGGTCAATAAATATTACGAACTATTATTGCTGGGGGCTAAATCCTACGCTCATGATTTGAATGATAAACCATGGACGAATCTGTCTAAGTCCAGAGATTATACTTCGCAGTTTATTCAGGGAATCAGGATGGCGGCGGTGGAGACTATGTTGGGTGGACAGCGGGGAGTATCCCGGTACAGGAAAATGAGGGTTTTATGAGCGGCTTTTGCAGGGTTTATCCTAAAAGTACCCGGTGTGACGAAGATCTGAACGCGCAAGCCGGAGTCAGAGAGTGCGAGTCTTTTACTGCCTGTCTGCCCTTCGGGGCATCTTTAGTTTTTGATGGGGAGTGTTTGACTTTTACTTCATCTACAGCAGTCCCGGATGATGGGGTATATGACAAACTGGTTATACAGGATGGATGTATTGTTGAAGTGCGTAAAGATGACTTGCCTGTTTACACCCCCCCGCCCTGTACTCCGGTTCCTGTGCCTTGTGATGATACCGGGTCTGGTACGGTAGTACTCAATCCTGATGTAGCTAATTTGCTTTATTGGGATTCTTCGTCTCGGCTTACAGGTAAATTGTTTTATGAGAACTCCGGGGATATTACTCTCAGTGGGAATGGTACCTCGTCCAGTCCTCTTAGGATTGATGCCAATATTACCCCGACTACAATATCTATGGTCTCCACTACTACTGATGTTTTATTATTGACTAACCCGGCGACGAATCAGTTTGTTATCAATATGGCCACTATTGACAATGCTCAGGTGGGGACTCATGCCGGGTTTGAGATTGACCGTTATGGTCGGGTGGTCAGATATACTGACCCGGGAAGCTCCGGGGTGGCTGACATACAGGGCACGGCTGGGAATATTGAAGTAAGTAATTCCCAAGGGATTTACCGGATTGACTTACCCAGTTTACACACGGGGCCTCAGCAGGTTCAGGCTGGGGAACAGGCTTTGACTATAGATTTGCAGGGCCGGGTAAGCCAGATAGTTAATAATCCTTCTTCGGTGGGGAATAGATTCAGTAGTGTTATTTCAGGGACTTGGACAACTAATCTTTTTTCTTTTACGTCTACAGCTTCTGGTCGAATGAGGATATCCTATAAAGGGAAGGTAGGAGAGTTGACTTCGGGAAGCGGGGCGGGGGTAGTCCCTCTTTCTTCTGACTTCCAGCTTTTGGTTAATACCCAGTCCATATCGGCTTTTGCTGTTATAGATGAAAATTTACAGATTATAGGGATAGAGGCTTTAACTCCTAATGCATATACGGCGGGGGATCATACTGTTGCCTTAATTTTGGCTAATAGTATAAGTAACGTCGTTTTTCTGGATGTGGACCTATGCCAATAATAAATACTTTCGGGGGGCTAATACCTAAATACTCTGAGCATAGTTTGCCGGACAATGCAGCGGTTGCAGCGCATAATGTCAAGTTGCATAACGGGAGGCTTGAGGCTTGGCGGGAGCGGGCAGTTATTGAGCAGACTACAAGTGACGCTCTGTCTTTTCATGCTTGGGGTTGTTGTTATCTCCATTGGTCGTCTTGCGTCAAAGCCACAGAGTATTTACCCGATTATAACCGGTTGTATGTTACCGGGCGAAAAAGCTATCCTGAGGTGATAACCAGTGTGGCTTGTGTCCCGGAATATTTAAGATTGGGGGTACCTGCGCCGACCAGTGCTTTAATTGCGGTTGGGGTAGAGACTTGTGGAGAAACTGTTGATCACAGGTCTTATGTTTATACCTATGTGAATCAATTCGGAGAGGAGTCTGCTCCTAGCCCGGCCTCAGTTTCTTTGTCCATTGCAGATCGGGGAGCAGTTACTTTAAGCGGTTTTGTGTCAGCTCCTGCTGGTTACGGGATTGTGGCTGTTAATCTTTATCGGACGGCAACTGGATTCCGTACTGGCACAGAGAAAGAACAGGAGCTGGTAACAGATTATCTACTTGTAACTACTTTGGGAGATGGGGTGAGGTCCTATGTGGATGATGCTTCTATCCGTAACTTAGGTTATGCGCTGACTACTAGAGAGAATAAGCCCCCTCCTGACGATCTCAGGCATATTTGCCATATAACCGGGACCGGTAGTCTGGTTGGGGTGACTAATAATCAGGTTTATTTCTCTGAGGACTATGAACCGGCCAACTGGCCCGCCCGGTATGTTAAGACTCTTAAAGCTAATATAGTCAATATGGTCGCCTCAGAGGATACAGTTTTTATTACGACAGATAGTACACCTTATGTTATAAGGGGTCTTTATAATCAGCAAAACCCTATGTTAAAAGACTATCGGAATGTTGATGTTTCTTTGCCGGATATAGGTTGCGGCTATGTTTGTTCTATGATAGTTACCCCCTTCGGGGCAATTTACGCATCGCTTAACGGGTTGGTTTTGCTTAAGTCTGATGCCACTTTTAACATACTCACGGCGTCTTGGTTTAGTAGTGAAGAGTGGCGTAGGCTTCAGCCGGAGACAGTGCGTTTGGCTTATTGGCAAGGATATTTAATATGTGTCACAGATGTGATATCTTTTATGTTAGAGATAGACGGGAAAACCTATTCCAGCTATGAGCTTGGAGCTTTGACTACTATCTCTGACAATCCTGTAGATATGCAGGTGACAGAGAACGGTGAGCTTTTGATGCTGGAGGAAGATGTCATTTATCATTGGGACGCGGGGGGTTCTTTTCGGGAATATTTGTGGGAGAGTACTAAGTTTTCTTTTGGGGGGGAGGGGTGTCCCGGAGTAGCTCAGATAAAAACCGACCAAACTGTTTTTGAGTTATTGGATCCCGACTCTCGGGTATATTATCACCGGGATGTTTTCAACGAAAAACCTTTCCGTTTGCCTCGCTTCGGGCGTCCGGTTAAATTTAGAATAGGATTGCGGGGGACAGGCGTTGTCGAGCGGATTAAACTGGCTACAATGTTAGCTACTTTGGAACAGGGAGCATAAGATGGCAGCGATTATTTATGATTTAATTGAACCAATTAAAGATCCTAAATCAGCGACAGAGTTTTTGGCCAAGAACTTCCTCCCTCTGTTTGATGAATATTGGGAAGCAGAAGGTAAGAATCATTATGGGGAAAAGATTTGGGATATCAAGGCGATTGACTTCACCGAGCTTTGGATGCGGGGGACCTTGGCTTTGATTCTGGCCAAAGACGGCGAGAAGGCGGTTGGGTTTATTCTTGGAGCTATCCTGCGGCCTTTGCTGTATGAGACCCGGCTCTTAAGGATTGAGACATGGTATGGCCAAACGGAGGATATAAAGCAGGGGCTGTTTAAGTATCTGGAGAATGGCTTGAAGTTTATGCAGGTTAATGAGATTATAGTTCCTAAAGATCAAAAGTATTTCACTCCTGAAACTTATGTTAAAACGGATATACCCCAATCCCGATACCTGAAGGTGTAATTAATGGCTTATGAGTTTGACCCTTGTTTCCCTTTGAACGGGGAGACTGATGCCGGTAAGCTGGCTATCGGAGCTGTTTGGGATGTAGCGGCAGCGGCCTTTGCCGCCTATAATTCCTATGTGGCTATCCAGATGGCTAAGAAACAAGATGCTATTGCTCGCCGGTATCTCAATATAGCTCAGGCACATCGGGACTGGTATAATACTGGATTTAAACCTCTTGAAGATCAGGAGTTAGCGGAAGCCTGGGCTTTACCGGAAACGACTCCCAATTGGGATACGGCTATAGGTAGAGCTAAAGCTACAGGTAAATTCCTCTTTCGCAATCGCCTTGAGCTTCGGATGCGCGGGACTCGGCCTTGTGATACTGGGTTTAGGGTTGGGGTGTTGAAAGATGAGATAAACATCCAGTCGGCGGCGGTGGCGGTTATGGCTGGTTTGGGTTTGCGTAATGAGCGGGCTAGAGTTGATGCTATGAACGACCGGAGATGGAAGCGGCGGGAGCAGGTTCTTAACCGGGGTCGTGATATGATGGCGGACAATGTGGTTTATGGGACGCTGGCTGCTGGTATTTATGGAGATATGGGGCGACAGGCGGGTAAGGGTGCTGAAGGAGCTTTGTATTTCTTGGGCTATAGTTCTGAGCGCAGACAAACTCAGTATCCTGGGGATATGATTTTTGGTCGTAGACAGGCGCGACAGCCTTCTCAGGCCACCCCTCAGCTTTCAGGCATGATGACAGGCGGGGGTCCTGCTTCCTCGGCATCGGTTGAAGGGAATTATTTCCAATCTTCCATGACTGGAAGTAGGTCATCCCGACCGATTATGGTCAGTGCTGATGCTCCTTCGGCTAGTTTTACTGGTGGACAGGGGACGGGAGCGTATAGGTCCATTTCAGACTTGACGGGGGGTGCCTATGGTATCGCCCTGGATAGGGCTGGGGGAGCTTATCGCACTGCCTCGAATTTGAGTAATGAGATTTCAGCTACTTTTGCTGGGGGGCGGAGTGCGCCCCCTATCAATATTGTATCTGATTGGATGGATGACGATTATTTCATAGCTGACCCTTTTGCCGGAGGATAAGATGTATTTTAGATATATGGTTGAGTCTGACATGGGCAATCTGGCACAGGTGCTCACGGAGTGTTATACCCAGCATATCCAATATACCGGAGAAGCTTGTCGGGATTGGTTTAAGATGACGCCGTTGAAAGTGGTTGGAATTTTTTCTGATTCAGATGAAATGATTGGTTTCCTTTTTTTCTCCATTCATCCGAACAAAATTTATTATGCTAAAGATTGCTCCATCCTTCCACAGTATAGGACTGCGGTTCAAGCTAAAGAAATAGCTGAGAAAGGATTTAATTGGTTCATTGGAGAAGGTGCGGAGACTCTTAAGATAGAAACTTGTGCCGGGGATTATAAAGTTATTAGTCTATATACTGAGCTTGGGTTTGGGATAGTGGACTATATCCAGAAAAGAGTTAATTTCGAAGATGGAGTTGTGTTGGAGGTGAAGCTTGGGCGGTAGTCCGACCACCTATATAACTAATACGTGGGCTACTGGTACTTCTCTTAAGCTAGAGCCGATTAAGTTCTGCCACTGGGCGGCTCCTCGGTATGGGGATATAGGACAGAAAGCCCTTAATACAGTATTGGCCGCGGTAGCTTTTATTGTTGCTTATAAAAGTTTGGAAGCCCAGATTGAAATAAACGACATGCGGCAGAGCATAGCGGACAGCTATGCCAAAATTTTTGAGGACCGATGGAACAGGTATAAGACGGCTTACATGCCTTTAGAGGCGGCCATGATTCAGGAGATCATGAATACCCCTGTTCCGGTAGTGGACTGTTCCTCTGTTAAATCTAATTACACCTCCTTTGTAACCAATGCTTTTGGGGAAAATAGTCAACGGCTGACAGCGGCAGCCTCCAAATATTGTCTTTGTGTAGATAAGTCTTTGACTGAGGACCTTAATTTGTCCAGGGCAATCATGGTAGATGATAGCGTTAATTTTGGTTATCGCTTTGATGAGATGTATGTAATCCAGAGAGATGATGTTAGATGGAATAAGCGATCTAACCTTCTTAATCTTGGACGGGACCTGCTGGCCCAGTCGGCTAAGTACTCGGCCACTGCTGATAATTTATTGGCGGGGTTGGGAGAAGCGGCGGGTAAAGCTTTTTCCGGAGCGGTAGGATATCTGGGCTATTATTTCAATCGGCAACAAACGGAGTACCCCTCCCAATATGCGCAGTCTTCTTTATCCGGGGGAGCTTTGGACTTCGGGATGCGGGGGGTTGGGGATATGGGTCCTAATTTTGTTACCGCCGGTGGGATTCAATCTGGTCAATTCTAATATAATTTGGTATAATTGCATTTAGAGGTATAGAATTATGGCTCTTATTTTTCCTGATGTTTTTAGACCATATGTCGAGGGACGCGAGGCTGCTATTGCTGCTAACTGGGCGGACCGGGATAAGTTTGAGAAAGTCAGGGCAGGGCAGTTGGAGAATCTTTTTCAGGGGGGGTCCCTTGATGCTCGGCTCAGGCAAGAGGAAGGGAAAGCTCAGAACCTGGAGTTGGGTAATGTTTTTTCTTCGCAAACTTTGCCTACTCGTGTGGCTCAGGAAGAAGCTAGATTGGGCTTTATGGGCGCTCAAACTCGGGGATTAGAGACTTCCACCACTTCGGAAGAACTTCGACAGCCGTATATCCCGCAAAGGGAAGAAGCAGGGTTGGGGCTGACAGGGGCGCAGACAGAGGCTACTACAGCTGGGGCGAGAAGAACTACGGAATTAACTCCATCAGAGGTCAGGCGGAGTGAAGCTGAAGCGATGCGGGCCGAGGAAACAATACCTGCATTTGTTCAGAATGAATTTGCTAGAGCTAATCTCACTACTGCTCAAGCACAGACAGCTATGCGAAATGCCCGAGTAGCGGATGCTACTGAGTTAGATGCTATTGCTACGGCTAGAAATGAGGCGCAATCTGCCGGTTTACAGGTAGACGCTTTGCAACTTAGGAATGAGTTGGCGCGTAGCATGAATCCTCTGCAAATAGCGCAGACTGAAGAACAGCTAACGAATATGATTCGTAACAATGATTTAGGAGATGCTACATTTGGGGCAGAGATCAGGAGAATTAGTGCTGTATCGGGTATGACTGAGACTCAGGCTAAAGCGGCAGCTTGGGAGTTAGCTTTTCAGCAAGAGACTGCTCCTGACCGTAGACGTATACTCAGAGCACAGGCTGATAGAGAGAGTACCAATGCCAGAGTTGAAGAGCTGACCTCCCAATATAAAGTAATGGAGCAGGAAGTTAATGCCAGAATGGCTAAACTTCAGTTGGATATGGCGGAGGAAATGAAAGGAATTAATAGAGAGTCAGCTGAAGCCAGACTAATTCAGCAAAAGTATGCCAATGAGATGATGGGTATTGAGCTTGATTTCAATAAAAAAAATCTTGGTTTACGACAGTTTGAACGGAAGATGGATGTTTTTGGCCGAATAAACAGAGGAGAAGCTGATCCGGTTTTACAGCAAGCTATAAAAGACGAGACAGGCTTTTTGTGGAGATGGTGGAATAATGATTTGTCTCCTGTCCAACAGTATATTAAATTACATCCGGGCTTTAATCCGTTGCCTAGATCGCAATACCTTTCGACTGGGCCTACGGCAGGATCTAACGTTGGTTTAAGTAGGTCTTTAACGGGAGAGTTGTGAGGCTGGCCCGATTAATTTGCTGCTTTTTTTTATTGCTAACTTTTACCGGATGTAACAAGCATCATAGATATATCGGAGTACATATGGCAGAAGAACAGACTTTAGATATAGTTAGCATCGCTAATGCGGCGGCGGATAAACACGGGGTTCCGCGTAAACTGCTTCTAGCTTTGATTGAGGCGGAAAGTGGTGGGAACCCTAATGCTAAATCTCGGGTTGGGGCCATGGGTCTGACCCAATTAATGCCTGGGACTGCTAAGGATTTGGGTGTTACTGACCCTTGGGACCCTGTCCAGAACGTCAATGGTGGGGCTAAGTATCTGTCTCGACAGCTTAAGAAGTTTGGGTCAGTAGACTTGGCTTTAGCAGCTTATAATGCCGGGCCGGGCCGGGTAGCGAAAAGCGGCAATAAAGTCCCTGATATTAAAGAAACCCGAGAATATGTCAATCGTATTACTCGGAGGTTTAATAGTGACAGAGACATAACCTTTAAGCCTCGTAAAGTTTCTTCCCCGTCTGCTGCCCCGGCGGCAGACGTTTCCTCTACCTCCCTTCCAAAAAAGTCTTCCAGCCCTCCCTCCAAAGCCGCCGGGGCGGCTGAGTCTTCTTTAGCTTCGGAGTTCCTTGATACTGCTGTAGGTCCGACTCAATACCAACAATCATCAAGAATAGCGTCTGATGCTCCGACCGAGCCATCAACCGTCTACAGTGCTCTCCCGGTGCCAACAGGAGATCCCGCTGCCTCTAATTATATTTCTGATATAGCTAATATCTTCCGTCCAGAAGAGAAACCCTCGGAGTCTACCTCTTTACGTTTTGCTATGGATGGGGAAGACAAGGTGGCGGTTCCTCAAAATAAACAAGAAGAAGATGATTTCAGGTCGATAGGTAAATTCGAGTATGATCGGCGGGAAGCTTTGATGCGGTTCTTGGGTCAGTTGCAGGAATCAGAGGAGAAATCGTCAGGGAAGAAAAATTTATTTTCCCTTTATCCTACTGTTTTTGACGAAAGAATCCTTGCCTTGTTGGACAGGAGTCCCATAAATGAACCTGTCAAATAAGTTCATAGTTGACATCGTCAATGACCCGCGTTGGAGCGGGGCTTCTTTAAGACGTAAGCAGAATCTGCTGAAAGAATTCGAGGTTAACTGGCCGACCATGGCGGACCAGTTCGGGAAAGAGGCGGATAAAGCTTATCAGGATATCCATAACAGCCTGTCTCGTATTATATACAGTGAGCAGGAAGCTATAAATAGATCCAGTGATACAGGTAATATAGTATCTGAGGTTATTGGCGGTGTTCAGGATGTAGGGCGGCAGTTTACTGATGTCCGGAGCAGTGTTGGGGCAGCTGAAAGTTTAACTAAAGCCAGAGAGGCTGCGGCTCAGGCAGCCAGTACTTATCAAACTAGCCCTACTAAGTCTACTCTTTCTGAGGTTAATCAGGCTCAAGCTAATGTAGCGGCGGCCCAAGCACAATATGAGCAATCCCGGCAAACTTATGAGGAAAGTTTAGCTAAAGCTGAGGAACGGGAGGGGGAATTACTATCTAAATACCCTCAAAGATTGGACTGGATCAGACGAGAGCAAGAGTTTCGAGAAGCTGGAGCTACTTGGCCAGCTTTGAATACCTTTTTGGAGCAAAGTTTAGGGGACAAGGCTTCTTACGCCATCTCCGGTTTGGCTAAACAGGTATCTAATATAGCCGCGATACTAGCTGGTGGTGCCGCGGGCGGAGCCGCTGGGGGTAAGGTTGGCGCGGCTGCTGGTGGAGTTGTTGGCGGTCCCGCCGGTGCGGCTGCTGGTGGGGCGATTGGGGCCTTAGGTGGGAGTTTGGGCGGGGCGACGCTGGCCACATCTAAATTGGTTGAGTATCAGAATACAGACGAGTTCTTGCGGGAGATTTACGCTAAGTCAGATGATGAATTGTTAGCTTCCCCTGTGGGGCAGTCCCTAATAGATCAGGGGATTGTAGACCCCGGAGAGATAAGACAGGAGATTATCCTAAAAGGTATTGGTGATGTAGCGAAACGCGGGGAGGTTATTGGCGCGGCCGAGGGTCTGGTTATTGGTGGGCTTATCCATACTGCTGGGAAAAGAATCCCGGTAGTTGGTCAGGCGGCGGGCGCGGCTGCAAGCCGGGGCTTGGGGCGGCAAGTGGCTGCCGCTATTCTCAATTCTCCTATTACCCGGACCGCCGCTGCTGGTGCAACAGAGGAGTTCATAAGTGAGGGACTTGAAGCTATTAATGTCAACCTAGGGTTACAGGAGGCTTTAGGAGAGGGCAATGTTACTGAGGGAGCATTGGAGCAAGCTTTAACAGGGGCGGCCATGGGCGGTTTTTTAGGTGGGGCTGGGTCAGCTGTTCAAACAGTTAGAGGGTCCCGAGCTAACCGCCCCCAGGCTACAATCATTCCCAGCGGATACATAACTGCCGGAGAATCCCCGGCAACTGAGGCTCGGATAGTGCCTGATATCCCGCCGCAACTTCCCGGTTTCCGAGAACTCCCGGCTCCAGAAGCTCCTCGGCAACTTACAGGTTTTCAGGAGCTTCCTACTCCAGAGGAAACTCTGGCTCTCTCTGCTCCGGGACCTCGGCCTGAGCTTACCGGGCTTCGGGGACTCCCAGCTCCTGAGGAGACAGTAACATCTGGGACTCGCGCGGCTATTGAGGAAGCCGGGGGGCTTGCTCCGCCTCCTGAGGGGATCGCTCCTGCCCCCGAAGGGCCTGCGGCGGCTCCTGAGGAGCCTGTAACTTATAAGGGACCTATTATTAATATCGCACAGGAGGAGTCACGTGGCCAAACAGTGGGGCCAGTTGTCCCTGAAACAACAGCAGGACCTGTCACGGAAGATAGTCGAGGCAGTGAGTCAGTGGAAGCCACTGCCGACATACTTGCTGAAAGCCCTTTCCCCTCAACAGCTGAAGAAGCTGAGGGAATTGATACAGGATTTGAGGTCACGGGGATTCGGGCAGAAGGGGAAATTCAAACCCTCCGATCGGCTGAAAGCCTTAGTGTCCCTTTTGAGACAGCAGATGTCACGATTGGGGCAGGCTTCGCAGCCGAGCCAGTGGCCGCAGGACTTGGAAGGGTTACCAGTGGAGATACAGAGACAAATCTTGCAGAACGAAGCGCAGGTCCGTGGACAGTCCGAGAAGACAGCGGTGAGGCCGATGGAGCAGGCCCTGTCCAGAGCGAGGAGGAGCGGAGGCAGCTAAGCGAATGGGAGGCGGTCAGGCGGTCACGGGATAATCTTTTAGCTCTTTTGGGTATGACTAATCTGGAGCAGACTCCGGAGACATCCCAGGTCCCAAGTCTGGACTCGACTTTAAAATCTCCTATCACTGAGGCTAAAAAGGCTGAGACAACTAAGGCTATTATCAAAGATGTGGACGTTATTGACGACTTAGGTGGGGCGGCCCGCAATCTGCCTGAGAAAACTAAAGACGCGCTCTTTGGGGCAGGAGGTTTAAACCAGACGGTAATAGAGCAGTTTAACGCTATTTGGCGAGGCTTCACCCCGACTGAGGACTCCACACAAATGCGATCTTATCAGTCCAGAGGTATTGAGGTGGCTCTGGCTGATGCTATGACTTCTATAGCTAATCCGAGCGGGGTTGATCCTTGGGCTAACTCTATTCCTGAATCAGCCCCAGCTAAGCAGGCTCTCAGGGCTACTTTGCGCAATATCCTTTCCAACGGGGTAGTTGTCTCTGAGAATAAGCTGGAGGACAATTTTACTACCCGTCCCAAGGGTCTGAATACTAAAGGCCGACCGAATGACATTATCCCCAGACACTCGGATGTTGTTAGATGGATGGTAGACAAAGCTCTTCTTAAGAAGAATACCAGCGCTTTGTTTGCTGATAAACGGACGGGGGATACTTATCTTCTTTCCCGAAACAAAAAAGGAGAGGTTTCCGGGGACCCGGTCAATGCCGTTTTAGGGCGGGAGTTTGATGGTCTCAGCAATAGCTCTAATCTTACCCCGGTCTGGCTGTCCCGAGAAGATAAGAGCGAGATTAAACTGGAGAGTGGACGGGGGACCAGAGGGCAGACTGTTCACCTGACATCAGGAATTGAGGGGCGATATGGAGCCGCTCCTTTCTCTGGAGATATTTTCTTTGTCAATGGTACGTCTTCCGCTTTAAGTACCAAAGAAGAGGTAACTCAAGCCAAAGCAGGACAGACAAGAGATATCGGGAGTACTGTAGAGAAAGCCAGAGCTGGAGAAATAGATGCTCAGGTTACTATGGATTTGGCTTCTAATCCTGATACTGCTGATCTGATTAATGCGCAGCTTGGGGATACTGTTTCTGACGCGGTTATAGCTCAGGCTCTGGAATCGTTGCTGACTAATCCCAATACGCCTACTGTGTCTGAGATGGGGCTGTATGATGCCAGCGTCATGCCAAGTCTTTTTGTAGCTCAGGAGGAGTTTAGGGTTCCGGGAGCCGAGATTGCTGCTGAGACAGGAGCAGCGATTGAAGAAACTGCTGAGCAACTACAGACAAGCATAAATGACATTTTAAAGGAAACTGCTGGAGAGGCCCCAGCCAATCCCTATGAGGGGCTGGATATCCCGGCTGAGACTCCCAAAGCTGAGGAGTATTCTGACCTGGCTCAGCAAGTATTAGCGGCGGCTCCTGCGGAACCTGCGGCAGCTCCTCAAGGTCCGGCGGCTGCTCCTACAGGCCCTGCGGCGGCCAGCGGACCCACGGTAACTCTCGGAGCACAAGGTGGGCCTGGTGTGCCTGGTGGGCCAGGAGGTCCGACAACTCCTGGAGGTGTGGTGGTTCCTGGTGGTCCGGCTGGACCCGGTGGACCGGTAGGTTCTGCACCACGTTTTGCTCCTCAGACTTATGGTCCCAGTAAAGACCCTGTTCGTTTACTATCTAACTGGAGGTCTTGGGGGGAAAACATAGCTGCGGCAGCATATAATAAAGCTCATCATTTCTTTGGTTGGTTAAGGGAGGTTTCTCCGGTAATAGGGACAGAGCAGGAGAACAATATTGTTTGGCAGACTTATACTCTTATGCCAAATAAAATCCTTGAGGCCAGTAAACAATTGAACGAGGCTGCTTTTGTCCCGGCAGCTAAAACACTGATCAAGTTTGGGAAGAAATATAATGTGCCTTTAGAGAAGATGATGGCTGACATTGCCGGTAATATCCATGTCGCCATGCATGTAGTCGAGGAGGGGCACACTGCCTTTCGTCAGGGGCTAGCAACTGAGCTTCAGGAAGCTATAAACAATGCAGAGGCAGCCGGGGCCGATCCTGCTACGGACCCTATGGTTTTGGGATTGCAACAGAACCTTAAAGACTATGATGATGTCCAGACGGGGAAAAGAAAGTGGAAAGGCATGGGAGATGTAGCCTTACCTGGAGGGGCTACACTAGAGTATTTCGAGAATTATCTTAAAGATATGGAGAAAACTTTCTCCAGGGCTGACATGGAGGAGATGACTCAAGCTTTAGCAGATGCTTTCCAGGCCGTAACTGAGGCTAGGGTAAAGGCCGGAGTCTTGCCTCAGGCTATTAAAGATCAATGGTATCCATTTAAAATTTATGCACCCACCGCTACTTACATTGAGTCATCCTCTTTATCCTCAGACGATGCTGGTAATAGAATATTTAATCCTACCCGGTACTATCATCGTGGGGGAGCGCATCATATAGCCGCTCCTTCTACCCAGAATTTGCTTCAGTATATGTCCAGAGCTTCAACTGAAATAGGAGGGCGGGAATTTAGGGATGCCTTGGATGCCTTGCATAAGAGAATAAGCCCGAATAATAGTTACGGTTTAGTCCGGGAAAGATCAGGGTCACTCGCATCCAAAGCCGGGCAGAATACTTTTTATAAAAAAGTATATGAACGTCCAGGTTTTGTCCGATATGAATTGGAGTATGACAATATAGGAAATCCTATAATGGTAGGATATAAATATACCTTTGCTGAAAATAAGCTGGATTTGCGCAAAAGATTTCCTGGGCTGTCGGAGGAAGAATTTAATACTATATTTTTGGAGAATGACTCTTATTATGAAGTAGTAGCTAAGTCTTGGGCTGGCCCGGCTCAAGCCGGTAAAGTCTGGCAAACTCTCCGCCCGGCTACTGCGGCTACGGCTTCTCTGTGGACTAAATTTGTCCCGCTTTTTGCCCCGAAAACCGCAGTTAGAGATATCCCGGAACGAATAACTAATATGCTAGGCCGAGGGGTATTGAAGAGTGACGGAACCGAACTCTCCGGGGCAGCGGTATCCAGGAAGATGATGGCTCTATTATTTAACCCGACCTTTATATCGGCTTATACTAATTCTTTTACTGGGCGCAATAAAAATATTCCTCAAGACCTTCTAAATAAGTATGAGAAATATTGGCGGGAGTTTGAAAAAAGCGGGGTTAATCTGACTATACTCAGTCAGCTTAAAGTCAGGTCAAAAACCACTCCCGAGCAAAGAGCTTTTGACTATACTGAATTAGGAAAAACTCTAGGTTTACCTAATCATCTCATTGATGAGTGGAACGACTTTTTCAATAGCTTTGCACCTTTCCTTCAATATGTATCTATGCGGGAACAGGACGTAAATACCGGGGATGCCGAGTTTAAAACTTTGGAGATGTTTAACCTTACTGAACGGGGCGGTTTGGCTCCTTATGCCTCAGCCATATATCCTTTCTTTGTTTCCTCTATGCAGGGAAGTAAAACCGTTCTGCGTTCTTTGGGACTCACTAAAGACTGGCGCTCCCCCAATAAAAATGTTCGGAACGCCCGGTGGACAGCAGTAGGGCTAACACTTGGGTCCTTGGCTTTGATTGCTTTCCTGAGGGAATGGGCCGGGGATGATGAAGAAACTGGGGTTAATAGATTTGACGCTATCCCGTTTAATTCAGCTTCTAGGTATATTCCAGTCTCATTGGGGAAAGGTAAAGGATTTTTCAAAGCCCCTATCGGGTTCGGGATGCATCAAATGACGTGGGGCGCAGGTTTATCCTTAGATAGGTTATCTCGGGGATTGATAGCTCCGGGAGATGCTTTCGCTAATATTTTTATTTCTTTGACCCGGTCCCTGCTCCCGGAGAACTTCCCTCAGTATTCTTTCGCTTCTGACCCGGTTCGCTGGCTTATGCAGACTCTTTCTCCTACCGTAACCCAGCCGGTGATGGAGTGGGCTATGAATAAAAATACATTTGGTCAGCCTATAACTGCTGGGCGGACTGGGCTTAAATCCGCTTCCGCCTCTGGAAGGATAGGTACCCCCGATGCCTGGCATGAGATGGCTAAAACAATCCGGGATAAAACTGGAATTGATTTTTACCCGGAAACTCTGCGGCATTTTGCCAATGGGTATCTTCCCGGACCTCTGGCCGGTATAACTGGAGCTATAGAAGCAAATAGTTTCAATAAAAATACCATGTTCCAGTCCACTCGGGATGAGATAGGTCCGTGGTTATCCGCCTTGGGGGCCGCTGGATGGTACGGGGCCGAGATAAATATTGCTCAAACTGAGTACTTCGATGTTAAAAGCCAGTTAGAGAAGATGATAATTGACCGGGATGTCAGCGTTTCAGACACTTCTTATGGCTCAAATAGGGCTAAGAGGGATGTTTACATTACTGAGAATATGCAAAAGGGTGGTTTTACTCCTGCTCAGATCGAACAATATATTCTTCTTAGAAACGCTGAGAGTGATCTGAATAAAATAAACCAAAGTTTTAAAGCAGATGCCAAGATATTACGCACTAAAGTTGATGCGTATGATAAACTTAGAGGTAGGGCAGATGAATGGAGCAGAGACCGGGTAGCTGTCCAAAACGAGGTCATCCGCAAAATTCAGAAAATCCGAACCAGACCAATTTAAGCGGGCTGTTACGCTGCCGACAGCCCGCTTAATCCCTGCGGCTGATCCTTCCCAGCCGCAGGGAACTCTTTTATTTAAGGGAGAAAAATTATGGCCATAGTAAAAATACGACAGGGACAGCCCGAGTTGCGGGTATCCTTGGTCTCTCCCGGCTGTGACGGCGTCCAATTAATCGCGGCGGATGATATCAGGCTAGTCATAACTTCTCCTGTTTGTGAATGTGGGAACCTTATCAGTCCAATAATTAATATTGGATGTCGGCTGCCTGGCTGTTTCCCTTACCCGTCCTGGGGCTGGCAGCCTCGCTGTTCCCCCCATGAAGGCGGGGTTTTGGTTTACCCGGCTTTTGACAAAAGCGATGATGGGGAAGTTGTTTTCCGTTTTGATAACCTGTTATGGTCCCTCCCAACTGGGCGGTATGTGGGACAGGTTGAGTTTAGAAACGGGAAGCTAATCACTACTTTGGATATAGACCTATCCAATGAGAAATTTTTCATTGACAAAATAGTGGTCAACTCAGGGGAAGCCAAGCCTGTAGCTTGCTGACTTATTACGGGAGTTCTGTGATGATAATTAAACCCTTTAGTGCTTTTCTCTCTCAGCACATTAATGCCGACTCCGGACACCTGCCTCTGACTGAGGCTGATGAAAACCGGCTTAAAGCCCTGGTCCCGGAGGGGGAGGAGATACTGCTAACGCTTAAGGATGATCTCTATTATGAGTACATCAGAGTTACCAATACCTGTGACTCTTTGCTGGTGGAGCGGGGACAGAGTGAGTCTGTGCCCCGTAAATTCCCTCGTGGGACCTGTGTTTTTTTCGAGAACTCTATTGCCGTAACTGAGTGGCTCATTTGTAATTTCGATTGCTGCGCTGGGGATTGCCCCTGCGAAGGAGTTACCACTGCCGGGGTTGTCTTCCCTACCGGGAAAACAGGCGTCCCGTATATGGCTACGGCAGTTTTTAAAGGCAGTTTGCCTATGACTCTTGGAGTTAGTGGTCATCCCAGCTGGGCTGTTGCTGAGACGGGAGCTAACTATATTAAACTTTCTGGTACACCCACCGGAACCGGTAATTATAATGTGAGTATTTCAGCTACTAACTGTTCAGGAAAGGATTTAAGTATGCAATCGGCCCAAATTATTATCGAGTAAATGGCTAAACGGAAAAAATGGATATTCACAGAATTGAGTTCCAAGGGTTGGAGTCCAGCTAAAACCAGAGCCATGTTACAACAAATGGAGATGTCACCTCCTGCTATACAGTCTATCTTGGATAGATTTTGGTATGACAAAAATGTAGATCAGATTGATTATTACTCAAAAGCCCAGCAAAATAAACTTTTGCCTTTATGGGACCATTGGGTAAGAGTTTGGTTGGAGGAAAATAGCATTAACTGATAACAGTAAACCACTTATTTGAACATAAATAAGTAATCATCTCTTTAGTAAGCCCGTTTATAATCATACCAGATTGTAAACGGGATTTCTTTTTTCATACCAGAGAGGTAACTGAATGAATTATTACCCGCAGGCACCTTACAACTATTCTTCCCACACTATGGCTGCTTATCAGCCTGTCCCCCAGAATAATAAATTTATTGCTTATTTCCAGGAAGGTCGTATTTATACGGAGACTTCTGGGGGGACTCAATGTATTGGTGTGTCTGAGGATATTTATCAGAAGGTAGAGAAGCAAGCGGCGGAGTATGAGGCAGAGCTAATAAAGCTAGGGGCTATCCAGGTCCCACTAACTCAGGAGCAGATCAATCAAAAATTAATGGAGGAGCTACAAGCTGAACGGGATTCCAGAACTAAACTGATGACTTTGGTAGATGAATTAACCCGAGTTATTAAGACTCCCGAAGTATCTTCTGTAACTAAAAATGAGGAGGTAAAAAATAATGGACTTGAAAACTCTGTTCTCCGGGGCGATGACCGGACTACTACCAATGATGCTAACTCCCTTTCTGGGGGTGGAGAAAGCGAACCAGTACGCTCCAACTATCCGTGAGGCCATCGGTAAAGTAACTAATGGCGGGTATAAAAATACTAAGGAAGACTTGCTTCGGGCTATCCGGGAAACAAATACCTCCAAGCAGCAATTGGCTACGATGGTTAGCATGGCTAAGAATCCCTTCGTCTCCAATTTATTGAACCGGTTTTCGCCTAACTTAGCTGAACAATTACAGGGACTCGGCCAGGACATTTGCAATTCCGCAAATTCTGGAACTTCGAGTCCTTCTCCCGGCGGGTTCAGACAGTTCCTGCCTATAAATAACAAGAGGTAAACTAATGAGTATTAACGTGAATGAGGATGTCGTCGGCAGCGGCGGCTGGGGTGGTGTAGGCAGCAGTGGACTGTTTATTTTCGCCATTCTTATCATTTTTGTCTTTGCCATCTTTTGGGGCAAAGGCAATCATGATGGCGGTCATGCTGCTCTTCTGCCCGCTCTTCTGCCCGCTCTTATGGCCAACGGGGGTCCCGGAGGCTGGGGCGGCGGTGGCGGCCATCACTGTGACTGTCCCCCGGTTTGCAATCCGGTTGAGGATGTGGCTATTGCCAATATTGCCAAAGAAGTTGCCTACACTACTGGCCAGATTAAAACCCAGAATGCCATGGACACTGGAGCTATTATCCATGCCTTGGATGCTCAGACCTGTGAGATTAAACTGGGCGAAGCGGCTATTATTCAGAACCAAATGCAGATTGCTCGTGAGCAGGAGGTTATGGCTCTGACTAACCAGATCGCGGCGCTTCGGGATGAAAAGCTGGAGCTTAAAGGCAAGTTGCTTCAGCAGGAAACGGTCAACAGCATCAACTCCGGTAATTGTCAGTTGAACCATCGTCTGGACCGGATTGAGTGCGACATGGCTAAACGTCCTCCGTTCTACACTGCTGGGGGTTTCCCTCACACCCAGCCTTTCAATTTCCAGCAGGGCTTTGATGGGCGACGGAACGACTGTTGCTGTGGCGTGGCCTAAATCTATTATGCTCCTGTGGACCTGGGTTCCCAGGAGCATATAAAAGGGAGGCTATAATGCGGACTCTTGTTGGGGTTCTTATTGGCTACGGTCTATACTGGGCCGTCAACACCAATAATGGCCGGAGAGCTATGTCCAGTATGGAGCTATCCCTGGGCAAAAATATAAAGAAGAAAAGAAAGGAGCCGACCAATGATATCGGTTCATCTGATGAAGGAGAGGCTAGCGAGTGAGTTGTCTGAGACCTGCGAAGCTTGGCACGGGGAAGACTTGTGCGAAGTCAAACTGTGTCTTTTGCAGAAACTAGCCGCCTGTTATAACGAGATTCATGAAGCTTGCCGTAATATGTACCATGCCAAGGTGCATACCGAGAAGCATATTCATGAGCATTACCCCAACTGAAAGCAGGTTTAGTTATGAACGAGACTTGTTGTAAACCCTGCTTTACAGTTATTGGGGTAGACACTGCGACAACCGGGTTTGTTACTTTGACGGTAACTCCATCTCTGGACAATATCGCCGTGAATAATACCTGCTTCAAACTATGTTTGACATCCTGTATGATCCCGGCTAATAACACTGACCAAATCCAGATTACTGACGGGACTACTACTCTTCCCGTTAGACGCTGTGACGGCAATTTTCTTAGGGCTGATTCTCTGCGCCGGTTCCTATTGAAAAAAGCTGATTGTTGCTGTTGTGTGACAGTCTTCCTTGAAGCTTTTAGAGGTAATGATGATGAGCACATCACTATCTTTAACCGTATGCCGAGAAGCTCTTTTGTGGTGACAGCAACGGCGGCTTAAAATATTTTATTGACACGAAACAGAAGGTTTGATATAGTAATTATGTTTTTGTTATGGATCATAATTACTCCTTCCTGTTTAAAGTCCCAATCAATTCGTTGGTTGGGACTTTTTTTATTTTATTGTGTTTCCGGGAATTTATAAGGCTCCAACCTACGACTATCGAAATGATAGCACAAAAGATCTCCGTCTAAATCTATACTCCCAATTATAACATCTAAAGGTTCATTGAAATAGCAATTATGGTGATCCTGATCAAATTTAAAAACAGGGGTATCCAGTACTTCCATAACCACAAATGGACCTGCCAGAGTCCTATTACGAAGTTTTGGTTTCCATTGTACAATGTCTCCCGGATTGAAAATATGCCGGTTATGAAAGCTAGAAAAACAGCCTTTCAAAATATCAATGTCTGTTTCATATAGCTTTTTGAACTTGATAACTTTTGGATCAGCCACAATCTACTCCTCACATGAAAATAAAAGTTGCGCAGTCTTAGCCCACGTTCTCCCATTCAGAAAACCTTTCCATCGGTTGATATTAATCCCGACAATCTTATTTCTGAAACTAGAAGGGATGAAAGAGTACTCAGCCAGGTGAGGAAAAAACCCCCTCTTAGTAATGAGATTCTCCAGAAACTCTGAGCTTACATCAATTCCCAACTTCTCTTGACACATGTTTGCCGCCTGTTCAAAAGTGATGGTATTTTCTGACTGTTCCTTTGTCAGCTGCGAACTGTTCTTTGTCTTTGGTTTCCCATTAGGAGGGGGTTTTTCCCTATATGGATAAACCGGTTGTTTGATGTTTAATTGGAGCTTGCTTTCTGCGCCTATCCAGCCTCGGCTTTCGCAAAATTCTTTTCTCCAAGCCAGGTAACTGGAGCGTATTTCTTCAAGTTGCTCGCTGGTAATCTCCACATCGGCAAGATCAGGATTGGTAGTCATATTATTTCCCCCATGGCCCGGTATCTGCTCTTGAGCAATTTTGGTCCAGCCAAGATTCAGTGTTTGTTCTTGGGCAATTTTGATTCAGCTTCTGCGTTTCCCAGTACACATCACCTATCTTAGGACAACTTTTATTTTCTGCTTTATTTCGTTCTCGCAAAGTCTGAGCTATGAGTAAGTTCCAGGCAGCATGGGCCAAGTGAGGCAGTCCGGAATCTGGGTCCATCTCTTCGCCCTGCGCGAAAGCTAGATCATGCCTCCGGGCTGCCGCAATCAGTCTATTTTCAGACAAGCCTTTAGCCCAATTTCCTTCCCCGTACCGTTCACACCCAAAAGTAAAAATCTCTCCAAGCACTTGGATAATCTCGGGTGGGATTAGGTCCAGTCTGAGCTTACCTGAATCGTATTTGGTTCCTTCCATTTTATTCCTCCTTACTTGGAAACGGCTTTAATTACCACTTCTTCCCCTCTTCTTTTCTTCCAACTCCCGTCCTCGCTCTATTGCCCTATCCTCCATATCTTTTTCCTTCGCCTTTTTCTTTGCTGCAATTTCTTTTTCTTTTTCTTTTTTCATCTCCTCTTTCTCTTTTTCCTTTTCTTTTATCTTATCTTCCTTTTCTTTCTCCTTCCACTGATCGAAGGCTACAGCCAATTTTTGTTGGTGGGTAGTAAATTCTTCAGCATCACGGGACTGCATAAACCGGGACACAAACTCTTCTTTCTTTTCATTCTTCTCGGGTTTAAGCAAAGGCATTTTTCAATCCTCCTAATGTAGGCTTCCGCCGGTAAACATTTTAAGCAAAGCGCAGTCTTCCGCGTCTGTAGAAAACTGCCTGATAGTCATGGCCCGGTTAATAACTTTAGGCCGGAATTCCCTGAGAATACCGGCCATTGGCTCCGGGCGATCCATAGCCAAGATGATAACACATTCTTTAATGGTGGCAAGAAATTCTTGTCTCTGGGACTCAACAAGCCAATCGCCAGTATCTGCTTCATGAGCCAATATTTTTACCCAGTCAGGTAAAAAAGCAGCCCCTTCCATGATGTTATCATATATCCTGAGACAGTCAACACAATCCTCCAGAGTGGTTAGTTTTTCAAAGTTTATGTCCTTTATAGACATATAAAGGATGTTCCAAGCTTTAATATTCTCACAAAGAATGCTCAAACGTTGGATTAGTTTACTAGCTAGCATCAATAGTACTCCTCTTCATAAAACACTATTTTAAAGTTGGTTACAATATCAGACTCAAAAGTTTTTTGCAGAACCACAGGCCAAGTGGTTTTGTCTATATTTGAAAAAAACTCTTTAACTCGCGCCTTCCCAATACTTATATACCTGGGGCTGCGCTTCTCCTTTATATCTTTATAAACTGAAATGAAAACGTATTCCCCAACTGCAAGAACTTCAACTCTCCCCTGTCTTATCTGAGCCGGTATATAGAGCGTCCCGCTGTTGTTGACATGAGAAGGGACTAAAAGATTGTCTGAATTAAATATAGCTGTCATAATGGATTAATCCCCAAATCCCGAACTGCATCTACCAGACTAAGCTCGGTCAATCTGAAACAATAACACATAGTTCTTCCTCTGGTTAAAGCCGCCACTCCCTGCCCCAGGGATATTTGTTCTCTGGTACCTCTCTTATAGATACCTTTGGTCTCCAACTCTTTCAACACGGCGTCCAGAGAAGCTCCCCGCTGATTGCACCAAGTACTGAGATGACGACAGTTTACAAATATCCGGCTTTCCTTAAGCTCCAATCGGGCATGGAGTTTTCTGGTCGGGAGACTGGCAATGTATTTGTCCATAGAGACAGCATCATAAGTCAAAGTGCCTGGGTCTCTCCACTCGTCGGGACGCTTATGGGTTTTAACTATCAGGGTGGAGTCAAGCACATCGGAAAGGTAGTCAGACAAGAGATTGTCCCCGGAGCTAACCTTATCCTTGATTTGGGTTCTTAAATCGGCCAGGATATTTTGAGCAAAGGTATCCAGTTTATCTATGTCGAAATCAATGAAGCCAAAATGTTTGGCCAGCCGACCCACGGCTAAAGAAACTCCAAGACCATAAGTCCAGAACCTTTCTGCTGAACTTTTCCGGTGTTTCTTGTCCCACTCCATGGCCGCTGCATTAACCTTCCTGAAAATCTCAGGAGATTTAAAACACATTTCCAGAAAGGCCGGGCCGGCCAGGCCAAAATTAAAATCCAATAAGTTGATAGTCTCCTCGATATATTCTCCTTTCTTGGTTCCCGAGTAAGACTGGAAGTCACAGGGGACCTCCAGAACTCTCATGGCGGCGGCGGGAGTTTGGGGGTATCGTCTCTCCATAGCTTCATAGATAGACTTGTTTGAGGTGGCAAAAACGATAGTCTCCCATTCCCCAGTTTCCACTAGCCCGGTCCCGCCATCGGTAGACTTGGCTTTCTCTTTACCGTTGCTGATTGAGTATAACAT